ACCGTAGCGTTAATGTGTGTTGCCGTAAACTGAGGTAAACTGTTATCTACAAAAGTGCTTGCTGTTATGGCCATGATAAAATTCTCTAAGGTATGGTGTCCTAAAGTATGTAAGTGTCTGCCGCTTACAATGAGTCAAACAGCAAGGGTAAAAAGTCTGGTACAGGTTCACCCATAACATAACATATCCACACAAAGTCCGGGTGTTGAGAGTTTGCCGAAGGTATGTATGGCAGGGGCAATGGGGGTAGCTGCGGTATAACCGTTACCGTGTGGCTTATGGTTATTGTATGACCTAACGAGTCAGCCAAGTCTATAAAGTCCTGCTCAGTGCTTACGTTAGCCAAGTTTAGCATAGTGGTTACGTGTAGCCTGCGCTCAGCTAGATCACCAGTGCCCTTGAAATAAGCGTTAGGTATACCTACCGCCCGCTCCCACTCCTCAAGCATGTCAGTAGTGGTATCCGGGAAGTATTGTGCCTTCAACTCATTCAACATGGCATCTATATTTACAAAGGCTTTTGCAAGCCCTGTAACAAGCCGCCGGATATTGCTACCTTCAATGAACTTGGCCGCAAAGGTTCTGCCGTTAGGCATTGTGTGAGCAAGTGAGTTTGTTTCTGTAGTTAGATCGCTCATGTGAACGTAACCGTACCCAATGTGCCGAGGTTGCCCGAGGCGATAGTGACATCACCAGCGGGGGTTGTTGTGTTAAATGATGTTACCATCTCGCCCGTATCCGCATCGGCACTGGAGAATATGGCACCATTATACCCGACCCTAGCCAAGTTAACCCCTACATGAGAGCTATCTAGGAAATACTGTTCTAACGATTCTTCAATGGCAGTACGCATAGCCGGTGTATCAGGGGTCAAACTGTCTATGGTGAAGTTAACAACGTACTCCGTAGGCGCATCAACTAGCACATTGGCGGTTGGGGTGATGGCGGGTTTGATAGCCATTACCTCAGTCTCAACCGTAGCTACTTCACCGGGGCTAGGGAATATACTGACATCACCATCACGCACAAAATACACAGTGACAACACCCGGTTGTGTTGGGGTGGCCTCACCAACCCAAACACGTGTAACACCCGGTACTGCCATGCACACCTGCTCAATGTGAGCTGCACTGAATGGCGCTGCCGGTGTCTGGATTTTTTCTAACAACCTATCTCGTCTAGCAGTATCAAGCTCAGCATCGGTACCTCCAGATATGCCTCCTTGAGCAACACGGCCTTGAGATATTACCCCAGCTATCGGGGCTGCCAAAGTTATTTTCTCATCAGAAGCCAAGTTCTGTGACTGTCCGAGGTTAACGGATTCTACCTCAACAAGAGCGGTAGTTGCCGTGGCAGTTATGCTGCCGGTGGGTGGGGTAAAAGCTGTGTCACTGGCTAACGTATACTGTATTTTGTAAGGCGATATTGAGGTAACAGTGAAGGTACCATTGTATTCGGTTTCAACAGCTCCAGCGAATGTTACATCTGCCCCGGAGGGTATCTTGTGCTCAGCCAAGAAAGTTACCTCGGCATTGAAGCCTACGCGATTTATAACTTGCACAGTGCGAGCCACGGCAAGGATGGTGCCGCCGGTGGTGACAGTATAAGTATTGCCTCCAGAGGAGGTGAGCGCGGTACCACCGGGCACAGCGGTAGATGCGGTACCAAGGAATAAAACCTCACCAGAGGATTTAGTAGCCGGTGTCTGGGTGATGCCATATATGGCACACCAGCGATCAAGGTACGTGCCAAAGCTCATATCAGGGAATAGCGCATCAATAAGGTTGTAAGCCGTTATATAAAAAGCGTACACCCGCTTACCCAAAGCGGTTAGCATAGCCCCCAGCCAACTGGCCGACAGGAACGGGTTAGACTCAGGAATCTCCTGCTCAAACTCTGACTTTATCTTTTGAACTACATCTTTGGAACTGCTAGGTAACTCTATCATCACACACCCACCGCGTTAGTGTTGCCCCATAATTGGTACATCACATTTTCACTAACCGTACCATCCGATTCTACCGTAATGGTCAACTCCAGTCCACCTGCTATAAAAGCGGAGGACACGTCAACACTGGATGCCAAGCCTTGCTCTATCACCCAGTTAAGCCCTATAGCCACGTCACGGTTTATGCCATTGAGTGTGGACTGTGTGAGCCTTGCACTATCCCAGAGCCACAGCTTTGAGCCTATAGCAAAGCCATCATCCTCAACACCCATCCACCCACGGCGCTGCGCGGGGTCAGCTACCTCGTCCACTGTGGCGCGTTGCTCCTCCAGCACGGACAGAAGTAGAGCCGTGTCTAACCCTTCGGTCGTGGCGAAGTCCCCATCATCCCCGAAAGATATGTCATAAAAATCCAACGTATCAGAGACATCTAAAAGTACATCAGTCCGCATCATGTTTCTCGCTGGCCGAGGTTATCACCCCCAGACCGGTTACAATATCAACCTGCACAGAATCACCCAGCCGGGCTATGCCTGCGCCGCCTGCACCCAATGTGCAGCCCGAGAGGAGGTTAACGTGGGTGGCAGTCACATTCACAACGCCTTCACTGTCTACATCAATTATAGCACCGTTAGGGGTGGTCAATGTAACTGAGCCATCATCTTTGAAGTGCAGGTAATTTTTATGCAGGAAGTTCCCGCAAGCATATTCTCCCGGTGCTAAATCGTTCGGGCGTAAAGCCGGGTTATAAACAATAGCAGATTGGTTAGACTCCTCCCCACCTATATTAAACGCCACGGCCATGGAGCCAAGTGGGGCAACACCAAAAGCCCCGTAGTGGAACAGCGGCTCAGCGAAGCGTACCCCATTGAGGGTAGTTATCTGCACCTTGGGCTGTGCAAACTTATCCGCCACCGACTGCACCACCTTACCCCGCTTTATGCTATTCACCTGAGTTCTCCCGTACATACTGTTCAAAATCTAATTGCAATGCGTCAGCACGGCTCTCGGCCTTTGGCGGCTTTTTAGAAGCGTTAGCATAAGCCTCGGGTACCACAAAAGTCAGGGAGGTTGTAGTACCCCCTTCAACACTGTAACCCCATTCAACGCTGCTTAAAAGGAACTCCCCATTCAAGCCGCAGTTGTCATCCCGTATAGGGTATAAAGTGTTTAACTTCCATGGACTGCCACCACTATCTGAGTGCCCGTAAACCGTAGCGGTGTAGACTAGATACCTGCCAAGTGCGAGGTTACGCTCCCATAATGCTCTATCTTGGCAGTCCTGCAAGGTAGCAGACTTTTCCGCAGCGATATGCCACGTGCGAGACGGACGTATAAAAGTGTCAATAACTTGGGGTGTATGTGTCAGCATACTGTCCACTTCACCCAAATATTTATCCGTTGTCTCCGTTCTATCCGTGAAATTTGCGGTGGGGTTTTCTTCGCTGCTAACACGGTAGTAATGGAACCTGCGTGACGAGTCGAGGCGTAAGTTTGCTGACTTTATATTGACCCCATTAGTCAACCCGTTAGGCGATCTAGCGTTATCACTATCAACTGTATACGTGCGTATAAGCTCTATATCACCAAAGCCGTTGGTGGTCATCAACACTTGTCGCTTCCGGGCGTAACTTTCGATGTAACTGAAAACGGTATCTCCGATGGCAGCGGCAGCGGCCTCCTCCTCAGTGAAAGGGTTGTCTACGAGGCTGGCTTTAAGCTCAGCATTAACCACAACACTAACATCATATATGTAGGCTTTTGATAAGGAGTCGAGTATAAGGTCTATGAGGGAGCCACCAGTAAAAGCCGCCCACTCACCAACGTTGGAGTCTATAACGTCAGCAGTCATATCCCGGCCAGAGAAGGTGAGGGAGTGTGCCCCATCACCTGAGTCAACATTAACAGCCTCTATGTAGCCAGTCATCTGCACCACATTATCCACATATATCTGGCAGAAGTCCCCGACCCGGAAAGGGAATACCTTGCCAGAGTTAAGGTTTACTCTCTCGGGTTTAATAGTGACATCAAAGCTACCTGACAATGAATCAAGTGACCGCCTTACTGTGGCGCTACTAAATGCAGATACAGAACCAGACCTTGTGTTAATTCGGATTGTCATCGACCGACACCAGTATTATCTCGCCTGAAACAGTGCTCACGTCAATGAGGTTATTCAGGTTGGATATAAGTTTTATATTGTCAGCATTACCATAATACCTGTACAACAATGTTTGCAGGGGCATAGGCTGGGTATTTATTGTAAAAGTGTTAGGTGTGTTTTCAGCTTTAACCTTTAAATAATCCTGAACGATACGATTAAGCTCGTCAAGGCTGTCTCGCAGTTCTTGGCTTATGCCAGTTTCAATAAGTGCATTGTAGTCAGCAAGGAAATTGGCTGCTACATCCTGAACATCCGAGGCTAACGCAAAATCTATATCTGACAAAGCAGATGCCTGCTCAACAACCGCCGCTGTTTTCCCCAGAGTTGACACCGCTTGAGAAGCTGAGTCCCTAGCCGATGTCCGGGTACTGGGTAGGGTGCTCTGTGTAGGTGCGTCAGTATTCCTGAACAAGTTGCGCTGGGCTTCCAAGGCTTTCAATGGTGTTGAAGCGGCAGCGGTTAATGTAGCCATAGCATTCAAAAAACTACCCGCTAAAAGTGATGGGGTGTTGATCAACTTGCCTATATCGTTAGCCAACCCATCTACGGCGCTGGATACTTCATTTATGCTGTCAGTTACCGCTGTGATCTTGCCAAGCACCCCATCAATACCGCGAGTAAGTTTGCTTATCTGTTTTAACAGTTTGCCTAGCCCGAAGGGGTCTTTCTTTGGCTTGAACTTAAAGTTAGCCGCGAAATCTCCTGTGAGCTTGACTCTAACAAAATCACACTGGTATTTTATGTTGAGTGAGGTAAGAGCTGTCACAGCACTACTGTTAGTGTCAGGGGTTTCTACACTGAAATTAAGCTCGACAATAGCTTGCCCCAATGACTTCTCATCTTGGGTTACACTGTAGTCTATTGGGTGAACTGTTTTACGGCCTTCAAACGGGTGCATGAACTCCCCAGCACCAGCTTTCTGCATGGCCTTGATCAAGGACTCCTTACGAGCCACGTAATCATCACCATGCAATACTGCTGTTACTGAGTATGTCGGGTTAAGTATGCCTTGGGACTCGACAATGCGGCGGTTACTGTTTACAAACTCATGTATAACCGTTTTCTGGCCACCGGACTCCTGCACACCGTCAGTTAAGAACTCTACACCACGGAACGCAGCGGTAAACATTTTCTCTATGGTGTAAGGGTTGCGCTGTGCCATGATTTATTTTCCCGGAGCTACATTGGTGCCAGTGGGAAGTTTAACACCTTTACTCGCTGAGGTCACAGATGCGGTTGAACCTTTATCCGCCGACACCTTAACCTCGACAACCGAAGTGACAGGTTCAGAGTTAAGCAGCTCCATAAGATTCATCACCATTCCAGAATTTGGCACAGGCTAAGTTGGATATTGATGCGGTACCAAGGAATAAAACCTCACCAGAGGATTTAGTAGCCGGTGTCTGGGTGATGCCATATATGGCACACCAGCGATCAAGGTACGTGCCAAAGCTCATATCAGGGAATAGCGCAT